GCCCCGGCGAAAGCCGGGGCCCCTCAGAGGCCGATTCTACCATATGGTAGGGTAGACATAACCCAACATTGACTGTGGATTGGTGTCAAAACTTCTTCACTACTGATTGGACTTAGAAACCAATCAATTAAATGGATCCTATTAGTACGCTCGGATCTAACGGTTAGTTAGTACGAGTTGTACTGATCCATCCATTTATCCAATGTGCCATTATCTATTTTACGCTTCATTGTTAGGAGCGTATTCGAATAGTATTGCTGTCTCTGGTACTTCTTCTCAAGGAAATTGAGATTTAGATCAGGACAGTATAACTCTTCGTCTCTAATAGCAGGCAAAACAATATCGGAGCCACCCTCTAAGAGGATGTCTCTTTCAAACTTCGCGAATAACTTCGCGATTTTGATGGTTTGATCCATCATTTGTTTGCGTATTGTCTTGACTGGTGATAGAGCATAGATATCTTTATCGGTCCCTATCGGGGCGGCCCCAAAGAGGATACCAAACTCGTAAGAGCTTGATAATTCTCTTTCAGCCTTATATAGTAAAGCGATCCGGTACCTCACGAAATTAATCGCGAGCTCCGTGATGCTATACTCTTTCCACACGCTAACGGCGTCGACCACCCCTTTTAATAAAAGGGCAGCTTCGCAACTTGCGAAAGGAAAGCTTAAGACTGTGATTACATTCTGTGTCCAGCGTTTGCTGTACATTGAGTGTAATAGCCCCAAAAGGGTATCCGTCTGAAGCTCCCAGCCACGACGCACCATGTCTTCTAATAACATGGGCGCCAATCTCCAATCCCGAAAGGTTTTGTAGATTAGGTTTGGCGTGGGCGGGGAGATCTCAACGCCATCCAGAATTAGTCGCTTAGCGACTTCTCCTGTTTGGTGTTTAGATTCTCTATAAGAGATGATTGACTTGCTCTCTGATATTTTAATATCAAAGGCATCCAAGAATCTCTTATACTTCAATCCGGCTTTACCTAAGATCACTATATCGTCCCCGATAATGCGGTACTCGTTTCGACGAGCCCCGCAGAATCGGGCGATACAGTGATGTGAATAGGCAAGAAGTGCCCATGACATGTAGGCTCCCATTGGTTGCCCACATTCATATGACACTTCTTTAGATGGATCCCAGCTTAGTTTGAACTTTCTATTTAATAGAATGCTCTTACATAAGTCTGCGATCTCATCTCTATTCACTGTCTTCGGCAGGTGCTGTCTCAAAACCTGATCGTGTATCCAATAGGGTATCCGGTCAGTGGCAGCAGTAAGATCGTAAGAATAAATGTCGACGCCTTTCGGCACACTCTTCAGCCAATCGGCTGCTGAGTGATGTCCGAAAGTAGCATCTTCATTTACCTTACGTAGTCCTCTAAACATCGCTTGATGAAGCGATCTTAGAGTTCTTTGCGACCAATAGTCGTAAATGGCTATTATTCGTGTCTTACCTCCGCCTGCTGGGAATACCTGAATACGCGAATGGCATTCATTTTTACTGGTGAATCCTTTAGCAATTAACAACTGCTTTAGTTTTCCGATACGGTCCGTAAGGCCCGCATCACCCAGTAATTCTGATAAACGACAAATGTCGTCTATCAGTCGTTGGGGTAACGCAAGGATGTCTTCATCCCAGGAAGTCATAGCAGCAGAGCCGCTAGGACCTTTCTTGGATGTAAGATGATCTTTGGGTTCCTTAAAGGAGATGACAGGTAGTGTCCTATCAGTCTTCTTCAACCAACGTATGAACGCCCATCTGTACCACAGTGAAGACTTGGTACACGGATCCGTTACGGTCGAAAGATCGTAAGAGGGTTCGGTGTAGAGCAATTCATACTGTCGTAAGATAGTAAGAGCTGCACGCGTTTTAGGCACACTGCCTCTTAAGTAAGGCTTAAAGTGTTTCAGGTCTCTCACGAGACCACACTTTATTGTCTTCCTAAAAGGGATGTGTGGAATCTGTTGGAACAAGCTGTAACTTACAGCTTGCCCATACAAGGATTTCATGTATTTGATTGCTTCGAGTTTCCCTCTATGAGTTAATTCAAACTCATAGAGCGAAACCCAGGTATCATGCAGTGAAGTTGTGTCGACACCCAGTACAATGCGGGTTAGTGCCTTAATCGGCGCTCCCGTTTTGTATTCGTTACTTAACCGTAACGATTTCTGAGTGTTAAGCATATACTTTTCCTTATAGAACAAGGTTAATATAACTGCGTTCTCTTCG